AAAGGTCGTAGTTTTTGACGGCACTGATCGTAAATCGTTAGATGATTTGCGTGAAGCAGTTTTGAAGTTCGGTGAAGTAAACGATTTGATTGCGAGGTTTTTTAGTGAGTCGTGAACATTGGTCTGAGAGTGCAGCGTGTCGTGGGAAAAAAGGTAGCGTATTCTTCCCCGACCATAGGACTTTGAATGAGCATCGTTACGATGAAGCGTTAGCGATCTGCGCTAATTGTTCGGTGCGTCAAGAATGTTTAGATATGGTTATTGTGTTAGAGGATACTGATGATCGTTGGGGTGTTTTTGGTGGTATGACACCGCCTCAGCGAGCGAAGTTGCGTAGAGAGTTAAAGGAGATGGTGAAATGAACGCAAAACTTTGTGCCTGTTTAGTGAAGCGTGTTCTTCCACGAAAGCCTTTTTGTGGTGAGAAGATAGATGACGCTGATGAGGACTGAAAAATATAAGAAGAAACAAATAATTAACTGGCAATTTGTTCAATCCGACTTATTTGATCATCTATTGGCTTATACAAGCCAACTATCAGAGATAGCAGAATCTTTGTATTTAGAACTAGATGATTTACAAAGGCAAGCATCTGAGTTTGAAAAAGAAATGCGAAAAGAATTGAAAAGGAAACAAAATGAGGATTGAGGAACGCAAAGGCGATTGTCAAGGCAATCGTGATAAATGCAAACTGCCTGATTGCCCGAAGTTCGGCACTCTCGGCAGACCATCACGAGACGGCAGCAGGCGAGTAAAAGGTTGCGCTGACCCGACAGCACGAGGGAAAAGATCTCGCACTAAAGGATTAAACAAGCAGCGTGTCGCTCGTAAGCGTCTCGGTGTAGCACCATCACATAAGTTCGGTGACGGTAACGAGGAACGCTGGCAAGATGTTCTATTCGCTAACGAGGTTAAAGCAGGTAAGCAGATTGGGGCTGCTGTTACGGCGTGGCTTCGTATAGAGGCTCAGGTGCGTTCTAACGAGGCTGATTTCGGTTCTAGGCGTAAACCTACACGGGCGATTTTGATGCCTGACGATTGGGGCAGCGAAGGTTTAGTGATGGTCAGGCTTAGCACTTGGGAGGAATTAGTGCGACCTGCGATGCACGAATACTACGAAGGCGGACAGTAATGACTTTTGATTATGTAACAGCATTTAAGCAAGGTGGTTACTGGTCAAAATATGTTGCCGACATTTTACAAAGTAAAGGCATCAGATGTTATGCACCAGACATAAAGATCGCTACAACGACTGCCGAACGAGAACATATGACTAAACACGAGCAAGATATTGTTTTTAACTGGAACTATAAGCCGTTAGAAGTTAAATCATCTAGTAGGGATTTTACGAGTGATTACTTGAATTATCCTTATCAAAGTTTGTTTGTAGATACGGTTTCTAGTTTTGAGAACAAAATAGTTGAACCTTTGGCTTATGTGTTTGTATCGCAGAAAACAAGAGGATTGGTTTGTCTTTCACCTAAGTCAAAGAGTCATTGGCGTAAAGTTCAAGCGTTTGATAAGCAGCGACAAATTAACGAACTTTTTTACAGTGCCTCTAAGGATTTACTGATTTCATTTGATGATCTTGTAGCACATTTACTTAAGCGTCAGAAAGCAGTAGATGGTGTATAGAGACGCTAAACACTCGCAAAATAAAATGTTTGTAGGAATTGATATTTCACGGGCTATATTCAAAGACTTGAAAGAGGAGGCTAAATGACACCAGCACAGATAGAGGGCTTTATAGATCGGATTTGTGGTCTGTTTCCTACAAGTCAGATTGGGCGTAACACCGTAAAGAACGCTTGGACAGCAGACGATTTTTTACTGCTGCAAGATGTTGATGACGCACGAAAAGTTGTGCCGTTAATTATGGAACACCACGAGAAGTTTCCTAGCCTTAAAGAAGTTCATAGATCGTTTGCGTTGCTTCGTAAACCAGCGACAGAGCAGATAGTTGTTGTTTGCGAGATCTGCGATGGCAACGGCTGGGATAACGGCAAGCGATGGAACTTCAATACTAAAGAATTGATTTGTGAAGGCTTTACTAAAACAGTTTTAGAGCGCACATACACCTATGTTGTGCCTTGTAAGTGTCGGGAGTTCGGCAAAGCCTAAAGAAGTAAGAAACGAAAACGAGAAGAATAAACATACAGACCTAAACCATTCGCACGGTAGTTGGTAACACTCGGCAACGAGGGTAGATCACGCTGTAAGTAATTATGGTGTGAGGCGAATAATTTGTTGGGAATCGCAGTGAGGCAGAGCGGTAGGGGTCATTCAAACTGTGTCAAGTTAGTTGAAACTTAAACATATATATATATTTCAAAGTCAGCAACAACAATGCTAGGGTTGAGACATACGCCGACTGAGGCGAACGATGAGCGAACACGCCACGACCTGTCAAGGACAGAACAAAGAAAACTAAAAACCTATAACCAAGTTCAGAAGGAGGACAAGGTGATTGGAGTTAATGTGAAGAAATTGTTGATTGTATTTATTGTAAGTGTTATTGGTTTTGCTGGTGTTGCTGACGCTGCGAGCGCACCGAAGCAGGTTGATCGTGATGTTATGCGTCAGCACCCTTTTGATTATGTGCCTACGGTTAAGCGCACTGTTCCTGATTGGGCTAAGTGTCCTGACATTTGGAATCGTTTGCGTGACGCTGGTTGGCTTGAGAAAGATGTTGTTAAAGCAGATCAGATTGTTTGGCGAGAGTCTCGCTGTATCGCTTCGGCACATAATAAGAATGACCCGAACACGGTGCAAGGTGTTAAAGGTTCGTTAGGTTTGTTTCAGATCAATTTGTTTTGGATTCAGCGCACTACTTATTATCCGAACGGATATTTGCAAACTGTTTTGAATCGGGATCTTGTGCCAGCAGATTTGTTTAATGTCGCTGTAACGATTGATGCTGCGCAGGCTTTGATTCGTTACGACAGGGCTCAGGGGAAGTGCGGTTGGTCTGCGTGGTTAGGCTGCTAATTTTCAAACTTTTTTTAGAAATCTTTTGAAAGCCTTATAAAATAAGGGTTTTAGAGGGTTTAATAGTTGGGTGATTCCGTTTAGGCACTTTAAGATTGACATATCAGGTAAAGAGCCTGAAAGTTCAAGAGGAGGACTTAGAAATGGAAAAGCAATTTCAACACCAAGTAATCAGAATCCACCCGTTAATGAGCAAGCAAGTCATTATGAAGAAGTTTGCGTTTAACGATTTTGTTGCAGCGATGGCTCACAAAGACGAATTAAACGACAAAGCAGAAGGTACAGCACTTACTTATATCGTTAAGACAGTCAAAGTAAAAGTTAAGAAATAATCAAAGTTCAAGAGGAGGACTTAGAAATGACTAAGAAAGATTACCAACTAATTGCAGAAGCAATTAAACAAATAAACGAGAGTATTCATTACTCAAAAAACACAAAAATTGATAGCAGACTAGTTACAACAGTCTTAGATCATTTGGTCTATGAAACATTAGGACAAGCACTCAAAAAAGATAATCCTAATTTCAACTATGTAAAGTTTTATGAGGCTTGCGGATTAGAAAACTAGACCGAAACCCCGAAAGGGGTCTAGCGATTTCTTCGCTACTGATGAGGTCAGAAAATCTCAAAGTTCAAGAGGAGGACTTAGAAATGGAACAGTTAAAAACAAACATTCTGAACCTAGTTTCAGGAGAACACGAAAGCGTTTACAGTTTTGCAAGACAAGTTCTTGCAGGAATTGAATCCGAAAACAAAACCCCAGAAGGCAGAACTGCCTATTCAATGTTTAATGCGATCATCAGATTCGCAGACAGCCGAACAGATATTGATAAAGCATTGATGCAACTAATTCGTACAGCCAAATCAGAGCAAGCAAGACTTCAGAACGGCGCAAGACTTGATCTTGGTTGGATTAACCCAAGTCGCTTTGAAGAAACCGTGCAAGAGTCAAAAAGATTAGAACACGAGATCAACACTCTTGCTTACTTGGCTGGGCTTACTGGAGAACAGAGAGGCGACCTGTTCAAGAAGATTCAAGAATTGACCTGCTACAGCAATTAGCAGATCGGGTGGCTGGCAGGCTTTCAGGTTCAAGCCCTGAACACCCACAAGGTAAACTTACCGATTAACAAACAAAACAAGTTCAAGAGGAGGAACAGAAATGAACACAACAGACAGCAAGCAATACACAAGTATCAATCAGATCATTAGCGAAGCAGAAAGAGCAGGCTCACACTTCTTCAGTAAAGCCACGCTAAGGTTCTTTAGCAGCCGAATCCATAGCGAAATCTACGGTGGCTGCTACTTCATCACCAGCGAACGAGATAACTACCGAGACAGCAACCCACGCTTCTATACGATCAGAAAGTATGAAGGCGGTCTAAGAGTTGAAACAGTTGGCGAGTTCTGTCAATACACTTCAAAAGCACAAGCAATATCGGCAGTTAAAAAACTAATTAAAGCAGAGGAGACAAAATGAAAATCACTAAACACTCACTAGACCACATAGAACTAATCTCAAGTGGCGATACAGCCTTATTTGAAATCAGGCTTGTAGTAGCAATGCAAGACTGGTCAGATGACGAAGCAGACGCAGGCTTTGACGAAACAGGTGCGCTCAGTTGGCTAATGAACCTATTAAGCCTCGCAGCAGCAGGCGAAGATATCCAAACAGGCGCACAAGAGTTCTTGAAATCAATGATGACACTCAACGAAGAAAGAGTGCATCTTTGCAAAGTAGAGAAAATCAACTACAACATTGACGAGATAGGAGAAGTTAAATGAGACCACAGCAATCGTTATTCTTTTCACTTACTGGCATCGGGCTACTTCTGTTGATGATGGTTTTGCCATCTGAAACCGAATCAACTTCGGCAGGCTGGGTTGGCTACGGCGTAATCATCGGGCTACTGCTCAGCGTGGCTTTAAGAGCCTTCAGCATCTTGTCTTACGAGCGCAGTTATAAACGACCACGAAGGACATATACGAATCGCAGCCGATAGGCTCAAAGTGTTCTCGTGTCAGCCAATCATCGCTTTTATCCCCTCTTGAGCGGTGGCTTGTTCCCTAATAGGGTTGGCTGGCACGGGAACTTATTTTTATTTGAGAGAGAAAGCAAAGCGAGTTATGACCTTAAAAGATCTACAAAATGCGGTAGCATTTTTAAGAAGGCTAAGTGTTGGGCAGATGGAAGCCGAAGAACTTATAGCAACAGTTGAAGCGTTAGAAGCAGAGATCAAGAAACGGAGGCAAAAGAAATGAGTGAGAGTTTGAACGCCGAACTACAACATTGGCAAGCACGAACAGACGATATGCAGGTTGCCCTTGACCATATGCGAGAAGATCGTGACTTGTTGAAGGCTGAAAAAGAAACATTAAGCGAGGCTTACGCTAAAGCGGTTCAAGAGTTGGCGATGTATAAGCAGATGGTTGATCGTATGCGAATCGCTATGTCTCAAGGCGCAGAACTATAAAAACTGATGCCGTTGCTGACACAAAACAGCGAACTGAAACCGCATCGCATACATAATTTTGCTATCCCTGCTTGGTATGTGCGACTAGATGGCGAGATCTTTAAGACTTGCCCTAATGCTGGGGCTTGCGCCAAAGTTTGTTATGCCCGAAACGGCACATATCTGTTCTCAAATGTTTTAGCAGCACACACTAAAAACTTGCGTTTAACCCTTGATCAACCGATCTTGTTTAGAGCGATGATTAACAAAGAGTTAAGCCATAAACGGTTTAAGCCAACTTTGCAAGCAAGACAAATGCCTGAAGGCGTAGAACTGACCGATGATCGCTGGCTTACGGCTTGGATACGCAACGGTGGAGCAGCAGTTCGGATACACGACTCAGGCGACTTCTACTCTGAACAATATTTGTATCTTTGGTTTGCTATCGCAGCAGATAACCCTCAAGTGCTGTTCTATGCCTACACAAAAGAAGTAGCGATGCTTAAACAACACGGCAACGAGGCACCAATTAATTTTAGATGGCTTTACTCAACAGGCGGACTTCAAGATCATTTAATAACCGCAGATGATCGTAGAGCAGATGTATTCCCTAGCGAACAAGCCATAACTGATGCTGGATACATAAGCCAAGATGCATCAGATCTTTTAGCGATATTGCTCAAAACTAATCTTGTTGGCATACCAGCAAACAACATAAAACACTTCAATAAAAAGATCGCTGGAAGAAGATTTAGCGAACTATGAAAATCAAATGCTTAAACTGCAAACACACTTTTGAGCCAGAGCCAAGAAGAACAGTCGGCTGTCTATGCGATAGTGACGCACCGACTTGGATTGGTGTAGCCTCTGACGGCAAGTTAATAACGATGAGTTACGCCAACTATGAGATAGAAAAGGATTAGAGATGGAACAACGCAAAATAGAACACACAATCGTAGATATAGATTCGGTTCAAACCCACCCGAAGAATGTGCGTCAAGGCGATATCGGGGCTATCTCTGAATCACTTAAAGCACACGGACAGTATCGCCCGATAGTTGTAGATAAGCGCACGAACTATATCCTCGCAGGCAACCACACTTGGAAAGCAGCGAAGGCTTTAGGTTGGGCAGAAATCAGTGCAGGCTTCATAGAAACCAAAGACGATGACGAAGCATTACGCATCTTGCTAGCAGATAACAGAGCAAACGATCTAGCGATGTACGACACGGGTTCATTAGAGGAATTATTAAGAGAATTAAGCGAATCTGACGAAGGGTTAGAAGGAAGTTTATTTGACCTAGCAGACCTTGACGAACTGCAAATAGATAATGAACCTTTAGATTTGTCCGAGTTTGAAAAGTATGACGAAACTATTGACACCGAACACAAATGCCCTAAATGCGGTTATGAGTGGAGCGGCAAACAAAAATAATCGTTATGCGTAAACCACACTATTTTGTGCCGTCAATGAAACAAATTGAACAAGTTAAAGGTACAAACGGGTTTAATGTTTTCTCATTATTTTCAGGTTGCGGTGGCTCTTGTCTAGGTTTTGAGATGGCAGGTTTCAAGATCGTTGGTGCTTCCGAGTTCGTAGAAGAAGCCCGAAACACTTACAGTTTGAACCATTCAGGAACACCTATTGACGGCAGAGATATTAGAGATTTGAAAGCGTCAGATGTTTTTGAGATCGCAGGAACAGATCAAATAGATGTTTTAGAAGGCTCACCGCCTTGCGCTTCGTTCTCTACGGCTGGAAGCAGGCACGAAGGCTGGGGCGAAGTTAAAACCTACTCAGATACTCAACAACGATCAGATGACCTGTTCTTTGAATTTGCACGACTCCTTAATGAGATACAACCAAAAGTTTTCGTTGCCGAAAATGTTAAAGGCTTAGTAACAGGAAGCGCAAAAGGCTATTTCAAACTTATTTTAAGCCGACTAAAAAAATGTGGCTACCAAGTTGAAGCACGAGTTCTAGACGCTTCATACTTAGGCGTTCCTCAAGCCAGACAGCGAACAATCTTTATAGGTGTTCGCAACGATCTAAACCTTCCACCTATCTTCCCTAAACCGTTTAAGTACAGGTTCAATATTTCAGATGTAATAACTGATGACCCGTCTTTAGTAGATAGCGAAACGATGCAAGATATAAGTTTCACAAAATATGCGATCTACAATCAATGGAAAAACCTAACTTTAGGTGAATCATCAAAAAAGTATTATTCATTGAGCAGACCGCAATTAAATAAGCCGATACCGACACTTACTGCTACTGGAGGAAATGTCGGTGCAGGTTCAGTTACACACCCACAATACCCACGCAAACTAAACCTAAAAGAACTACGCCAACTATCTTCATTCCCTGCCGACTTTCAATTAACAGGCACATACCAGCAACGCTATGAAAGAATCGGGCGAGCAGTACCACCTCTAATGATGAAAGCAATAGCGGAAACAGTACACAAAGAAATCCTGCTTAAACAATGAAAATACCTACCGACTGGACATTCAAGAACAAAGGCGTAGCCAAAGAGTTTGATACCCATGTTCGGGAATCCTTGCCTTGGTACGACCTAGTTAGTGGTGCGGTAGCGCATACGGTTCGCCACTACCTGCCAGAGAACGGGCTTATGTACGACATAGGCGCATCAACAGGCAATATCGGAAAACTCCTAGACGACTCTCTAACCTCTAGGAAAGCACAACTAATCTCTATAGAGAACGCACCAGAGATGGCAGAACACTTTGAAGCACAAGGCAAACTAGAGATCGCAGACTGCACAACCTACGATTATCAACCCTTTGATGTAGCAACCATATTCCTCGTCTTAATGTTCCTAACAATGGAACAAAGACAAAACCTAATCCTTCAACTACTAACTAAATGCCGTAAAGGTGGCGCAATAATAATCGTGGACAAGATTGAAGCCAAAGCAAACTATATAGGCACTATAAACCGCAGGCTAACCCTCGCAGGCAAAGTCGCAACAGGAGTTAGCCACGAACAAATAATCGCAAAAGAATTATCGTTAGCAGGAATACAAAGACCACTACGAGAAACCGAACTACCAACCGCAGCCGAACAATTCTTTCGCTTCGGAGAGTTCGCAGGCTGGATCTTAGAAAAAAACTAATGCCAATCCAACGCCCGTGCCTTAACTGTAGAACCCTCACAACTAACGCTACACGATGCACAAGATGCCAAACCGTATGGAACAGACAACACCCCAAACCAGACAGACCTCACTACAAAGGCGACTACAAGAAACGAGCCAAACAAATCAGAGACACAGCAACAGCCTGCTGGATATGCGGAGAAGGCAAAAGACCTAACGACCCATTCACGGCAGACCACCTACTACCTAGCGACCCGAACTCACCTCTCGCAGCAGCGCACAGATCCTGCAACTCACGCAGACAAAACAAACCGATTACACCGAACTGAACACGCAAAAGCAAATGCGATTTTTTCTTTAAGGCTTTGTAGGTTACCCCCGTAGCCCTCTGTTATGTGCACCGTCAGCAAAACTAGTTTTTTGAAAAAGGAAAAGCCTTGAAAACAAATACAAAAGCATTGTGGCAGAATATGTATTCAATAGGATACGAGGATTGATTTATGGGTGGCAAAGGTAGTGGAGGGCATAATAGGAAACCTGTTGAACGCAAACGGCGTATCGGGAATCCATCGGGGCGTAAATTACCTGAGGCTGTTCCTATGGCTGATATAACTACGATTACTTCAAGTCATATCCCTGAGCCGACACGCCCGTTAGGTAAGCAGGGAATGAATCTTTGGAATCAGGTATGGACTTCTGGTGCTAGTTGGCTTAAACAGAATATGGACACCGAACTTGTCTTGATGCTGTGTGAAGCGACTGAGGAACGAACACGGTTGAGATATATGTTGAAAGAGAATCAGAGCCTGTGGCGTGAACGCCGTGCGCTTCGTGAAGTAGATAGGCAGATCATTACACTGTTAGGGCAGGTAGGATTTAGCCCATCTGAGAGAGGATTATTGGGAACAGGTGAAACAACAAAGCACGAGTTCAGCGACCTTGCAAAGCGTATTGCCGAAAAGCGTTCAGCCAGCCGATAAGTGGAAACCTGCGTTTTATACGCAGCGCAAGAATCGTTCTACTGACGGCGATGAGATAATTAACTTCGCTGAAAACTATTTTAATGTGTTGAAAGGTTTTCGGGCAGGTCAGCCTTTGCAGTTCACTAATTGGCAGAAGTGGTTGTTGCGTTCTCTCTATGAGCGTGATGATATAACGGGCAGGCTTCGTTATCGCCGTGCGCTTATCGGATTGCCTCGTAAGCAGGGAAAGAGTTTGATGTTGTCGGCTGTAGGTGTTTACGGAATGATCGCAGGCGAAGCAGGCTCGGAAGTTTATGCGGTAGCGAACGATAGACAGCAGGCACGAATTATCTTTAACGAAGCCAAGCAGCAGATCGTTAATAGCCCGATGCTTAATACTGAGTCAAAGATCTATCGTGATGCTATTGAGATGCCTCGTTTCGGTTCTGTGTTCCGTGTGCTGTCATCAGACTTCAAAGGGCAAGCAGGTTTGAATCCTTCTCTTGTATTGTTTGACGAACTTTGGGGACAATCAAGCCACGATCTCTATGACCAAATGACTTTAGGTTCAGGCGCACGAATAGAACCACTAACAATCAGCATCACAACGGCTGGATATGACCTAGATTCGCTCGCAGGCAGGCTCTATCAGTATGGAAAACAGGTCGCTTCGGGCGAAGTAGATGACGATTCTTTTGGTTTCTGGTGGTGGGAAGCACCCGAAAATTGTGAAATAGATGACCGAAAAGCGTGGCGTATCTCTAATCCGAACCTCGCTGAAGGCTTATTAGACCCAGAAGATCTGGCTGTTGCTGTCAAACAGACGAGTGAAATGGGTATGCGAAGATGGCGTTTGAATCAGTGGGTGCGTTCGCAAGAGTCTTGGCTGCCTGTTGGTGCGTGGGAACAATGCGTCTCAGATCGTCAGTTAGATTCCGAGTTGCCTGTATGGGTGGGGATTGATATGGCTCTGAAGCACGACAGCATCGGTGTCGTTATCGCTCAGCCTCAAGATGATCGCACTGTTGTTCGCTCAAAGATTTGGCAACCTTCGCTTGAAGGCGTAGATGTATCTGAGGTTGAGGTCTATTTGCGTGAAGTTCACGCTACCTACAGGGTGCAAGAGTTCGCTTTTGACCCTGCCTACTTTCAGAGAAGTGCAGAAGCATTAAGCGATGACGGGCTACCTATGGTTGAGTTTGGGCAGTCAGCAGCACGAATGATTCCAGCCTGCGGTAACGCCTACGAAATGATCGTGAACAAGAAAGTAGCGCACGATGGTTCGCCTACTTTCACAGATCAAGTGTTATCGGCAGCGCAAAGAATGACCGATACAGGTTGGCGTTTAAGCAAAGGCAAATCTCGCCGTAAGATTGACGCTTGTATTGCTATGGTTATGGCATTAGATCGTGCGACAACTAGAGCAACAGCAGTAATTGAACCGTCAGTATTGGATATTTGGAAATGATTAACAAGCAGAATATAACTACAGCGATGGAAATTGTTGGTGGCGTTTTAATTGTGTTAGGTGTTTCGGCGTTTAGTATGCCGATTAGTGTTATTGTTGCTGGAGTTCTTTTGATTGTTGCTGGAGGTCTAGCAGTATGAGTTTGTTTCGCAAGTCTGAACAGCGAGCGTTGCCGACTTCTATTGACCCGTATCAGATCACAGCACGACCATATTACCCGAACTATACGGGTGAAATTGTTACCGAACTGACAGCGTTAGCGCATAGCGCAGTTATTTCTGCTGTGACTATTCTTGCTGATTCTATTGCTGCGATGCCTCTTGAACTTACTCGGACTCGTGCTGGTCGTATTGAGAAACTTCCTACGCCTTCAGTTTTGCAACGCCCGAACGATAGACAAAATATGTTTGAGTTTGTGCATCAAACTATGGCGACTCTTGCCTTGCACGGGAACGCTTACATTTATGCGCCACAAGGTGCAAACGGTTTGCCTTTAGAGATGCGAAACATTCACCCGAAAGCGATCAGCAGAATTGCGTTAAGCGATACAGGCGAAATGATTTATGAAATGGGCAAACAAGAATACTCAAGCAAAGATATTCGCTCAATTCACTGGTTGATCTTGCCAAATCAGTTGCGAGGTGTTTCACCGATTGAAACAATGCGAAATACTGTCGGTATGGGTATAGCGATGGATAGATTCCTCGCACAATTCTATGGTGAAGGCGCAACACCGTCATCAGTTCTTGAAACAGATGGCGCATTAACCCCAGATCAGGCACGACAAATTCGTGATTCGTGGGAAGAATCACACTACAAACATCGCAAACCTGCCGTGCTTCAAGGCGGATTAAAGTGGCGACCAATCACTACAAGCGCAGCAGATATGCAAATGCTTGAACACAAAGAGTCAATCATTCGTGATATTGCCCGTGTTTATCGCATTCCGCTTCATTTAATCATCGGAACGGGCGGAGACAGCCAGACTTATCAGAATCTTGAAGCAGTCGGTTCGGCTTTCTACCAATATACGCTTCTTGGTTGGGTTCGCCGTCTTGAAACAGCGTTCAGCGAAATGTTACCGATCAATCAGCAAGTTCGTTTCAATGCTTCAGAGTTCTTGCGAGCCGATCTGATGACCCGTGTTAAAGCACAACAAGTTCAGATCCTTTCAGGCACTTTGACACCGAATGAGGCACGAGAAATAGAAAATCGTGAACCTTATGATGGTGGAAACGAGTTTGTAGCACCTTCATCAACACCTGTCATTGGAAACGATGCAATACCACCAGAGAAATAACAATTATGCGCTCATATCAAGTAACAGTTACAGCAACAGCAGGGCAACTTATCGCAGCAGATAACATCAATCGTATCGCCTATATTAACATTGTTGGCAACGAGTCAATCGCAGTAGGAAATAGCAGCGTCACTTTTGCTACAGGTTTACAACTCGCCAAGCACACTGCGCCAATCCATATAGATGTTCCTCTTGGCGAATCATTGTGGGCTATTTGCGATACAGGGAAAACAGATGATGTTCGTGTTCTGTTGCCAGATGCGGATTAGTTATGCCGTATGAAGTAATTATGAACGCAGAAAATTGCGATGGACACGCAGTAGTAAAAGTCGGTTCAACTATTCCTGTTGATGGTGGTTGTCACGCAACACATCAAGAAGCGGTAGATCAGATGACGGCATTGAATATCGCTACAGCAGATGAACAAAGTAAACGAAACGGCGAAATGATTGTTGCTATAGATCAGGCAATCAATTTGTTAATCCAAGCAAAGATGGCTTACGAATCCGAAGAAGGCGAAGAAGAAGAAGAACCAGAAGATGAAGGCGAAGTGGAAGTTGATGAATATAGGGCTGTGAATATGGTTGCGCCTGCTTTTATGAGGGCATCTGCTAGGCGTGGTCTGGCTTTACACGAGGAAGGTAAGTCGGGCGATGGTCTTGTGCCTGCAACTGTCGCTGATGCTCGCCGTATGGCTAACGGTGAACCGTTGAGCGAAAACAAATGGCGCAAAATATCGCCGTGGATTGCTCGCCACATTGTTGATCTTGACGCAGTTCAAGGCGATGAAATAACTGCTGGACTTGTAGCGATGTTGTTGTGGGGTGGCGGTTCAAGTAAAGCGAGTGCGAGGCGAGCGCAAGCATACGCCGAACGAGTTGTGGCAAACTTAGATGAAACAAAGTAATGTGAGGTAACTATGAGCGAAACTTTTAATTGGGTTGCTAAACCTATTGACGAGAAACGAACTATTGCGTATAGCAATCTTGAGGTTCGTGCCGAAGGTGATGGCAACACATTGATCGGTTACGCAGCAGTTTTTGATTCGCCTTCAGAACCGATGCCGTTCGTAGAATATGTTAAGCGTGGTGCTTTCAGTAAAACTTTGAATGATGGCGCAGATGTTCGCTTGCTGATTGACCACGAAGGAGTGCCACTAGCAAGGTCAAAGTCAGGCACACTTGCTCTTGAAGAAGATGATCGGGGTTTGCGTGTAGAAGCAGAACTTGACCCAAGCAATCCTGACGCTGCCCGTATTATCTCGGCTATGAAGCGAGGCGATCTCTCACAAATGAGTTTCGCTTTCAGAACTATCAAAGATAACTGGTCAGATGATCGTTCGGTTCGTGAACTTCGTGAGGTTCAATTATTTGATGTCAGCGTAGTTACCTTTCCAGCGTATGAGGAAACAGTTGCCGAGTTGCGTAACGCAAATACACCTGTTACTATCGCACCGACTTCTTTAATGCGTTTGCGAAAATCGCAGATCGCAGTAGAGAAGTTACGCAGCCGTTAAACAGCCGACCAATTCGGTCACTGGTCTTATCACTCGGACAAAACATAAACCGATTGACCATTGGAGGTCATAATGTCATTCAGCAAAACACTTATTGAAAAGCGTGACGCTGCACTTGCAAAGGCTGAAGCAATCGTTTCGGCAGCACAAGCAGACGCACGAGAACTCACAGTTGAAGAAGATGCAGATATCACAGCATCACTCGCTGATGTTCGTTCACTTGATGAACAAATTGAAAAGCACATTGAACTTGAAAAGCGTTCAGCAGAAGCAGCAGAACTTCGCAAAGAAAAGAAGTTTGATGTTGCAGTTGGTGGCTCAGTCGTAAAGTCTGAGGCTCGCACCTACTCGCCACAAGCAGAATCATCGTTTATTCGTGACGCTTATGCAGCACAATTCAACAACGATTTTGCAGCAAAAGAGCGTCTTGCTCGTCATATGAACGAGGAAAAGATTGAACGCCGTGATGTAACCAGCGCAAACTTCGCTGGTTTGGTTGTGCCACAGTTCTTGACTGAACTCGCAGCACCGTTCGCTCGTGCAGGTCGTGTAACTGCTGATCTTGCTCGCAAGCATCAACTTCCAGATGCAGGTTTGACAATTAGCATCAGCAAGGTAACAACTGGCACAGCAGTCGCAGAACAGACTGAAGGTGCAGCAGTTCAAGAAACCGATATGGACGACACCAAGTTGGATATTTCGGTCAAAACTTTTGCTGGTATGCAAGATGTTTCTCGTCAAGCGATTGAGCGTGGAACAAACATTGACAGCCTTGTAATGGCTGACCTTGTTTCGGCTTATCACACAACATTGAACACGGCAGTTGTCGCTGAGTTGTTTGCTTCGGCAGGTAACGCAGTCACTTACACTGACGCTTCGCCAACAGTTGCGGAACTCTATCCAAAACTATTGGACTCAGTGCAGAAAGTTCAGACTTCATTCTTCGCTGGACCGAATGTGATCATTATGCACCCACGCCGACTGGCATTCATTTTGGCAGCAGTTGATTCAAGCAACCGCCCACTTGCAGTTCCAGCAGCGCAAGGACCACAAAACGCATTCGCTGGTGGTAATGGCGCACCTGTATACGGCAATAGCGGTTATTCAATCGCAGGGTTGCCAGTATTCACTGACGCAACGATTGCAACTGATAAAGGCGCAGGAACTAACCAAGACACCATCTACATTGGTAACTCGCAAGAGTTGCACTTGTGGGAACAAGGTGCTGGTGAACCAATGATGTTGCGCTTTGAGCAACCAAAGAGTTCAGAACTTGAAATCACGATGATTGTGTATGGCTATGCAGCATTCACAGCAAATCGTTATCCAAGTGCTTGGTCACAGATCAACGGAACTGGATTGGTCACGCCAACATTCTGATCTAGGTCAGACATCGCTTAAAGGTTGCTGATATCCTTCGGGGTGTCAGCAACCTTTAGCATTTATGGAGTATTTATGAACAAACAAATCAATGCTTTGCTTCAAGAACGAGCAGGCTATGTGAGGCGTAATCTGCCAAAGCGTGTTGAATCTGTTGATGCTGCTTTGCGTGAACTAGGTTTTGATCACAAACATATGAGCGAAGAACCACAGATTGAGACAGCAAGCGTTGAGCCTGAAGTTGAGAAAACTGTTTTGAAGCGTGGTAAGAAAAAGAAGGCATAGCCAATGGCGATCACAAATGGTTATTGCACTTTGGCGGAATTAAAATCTGCGCTGCGAATAACCGATTCAACTGATGACACGCTTTTAGAGAGTGCGATTGAGTCGGCTTCTCGGCGCATTGATGGTTACTGTGGCAGATTCTTTTACAAGACTTCACAGACTGCTGTGCCGATGTATCCATACGACGAATATCTTTTAGACTTCGGCAGAGATGTAGCGAACACAAGCGTAACAATCAAGATTGATTCGGCAGGTGACGGAACTTACGCCACGACTTTGACGCAAGGCGTAGATTATGTGCTTCAGCCTAGAAATGTGCCGATCTACACACGCCCATATGAATCTGCCCGTATGGTTGGGGGCGCAACCTTCCCTTTATTTACTTTGCCATCTTTTGAAACTGTGCAAGTTACAGCACAATGGGGTTGGGAAAATATCCCTGACGATGTAAACCAAGCCTGTATCTTGCTTTCTATGCGCCAGTTCGCTCGGCTTAATGCTGCGCTCGGTGTTGTCGGTTTCGCAGATATGGCGATCACCGTTCGGGCAGTTGATCCTGATGTGCGTGATTTACTTTCACAATATCGCCGTTTTGGTATCGCCTAATGCCTGCAACTGTTTCTCAAGTCGCTTCAGGGCTTGCTATACGCCTAGCAACGATCTCAGGGCTTCGTAGCACGGCTTATCAGCCTGAGCAACTTAATCCGCCTTTGGCGTTCCCTACTTTGAATCGGGTTGAATATCACAGGGCTTTTTCTGGTGGCGATGTCGTAATGGACTGGACTATCAATGTGGTGGTCGGCAGATATGTTGATCGCAACGCTTTCACAATCCTTGACGGCTACCTTTCTTATTCGGGTGCTACAAGTATTCGTGCAGCGATTGAAGGCGACAAGACGCTCGGTGGCGTTTGTAAAACTTTGGTGCTACCATCAGGTGCGAACATAACAAGTTTAAGTTCTGCTGACGCAGAGTTTTTACAAATACAATTCCAAGTAACAGTTCACGGATAGGACAGATAATGGCAAACTATAAAGTGATGAGCGAAAATTGCACTCTTGGCAAACAAGGTGCGACCCTTAGCGCAGATGATCTTCAAGGTTTCAACATTGATGCTCTTGTTGATGGTGGACATTTGGCAGAAGTTAATGTTAAAGTTCCTAAACAGGACACGAAAGAAAGCGATAAATAATTATGGCAGTTTTAGTTTTGACAGATGCTTCAATCACAATCAACAGCGTTGCGCTGGGTGATCATTCCAATACAGTTACGCTCAATTATGAAAAGGACAGCGTTGAGGTAACAGCGTTCGGAATGACTGGGCATAAGTTCACAGGTGGTTTGCAGAACAACTCGCTTGACATTGATTTGATGCAAGATTTTGCAGCAGCAAATGTTGAAGCAACCATCTTCCCTCTTGTTGGAACTCAAACAACTGTTGTGATTAAACCAACTTCAGATGCTGTGTCGGCTACGAACCCTTCATACACTTTGACGGACACATTCCTCGCAGCACACACACCTGTGGCTGGTACTGTTGGCGAATTAGCAATGACAAGTCTTTCGTTCACTGGTGGAGTTTTAACAAAGGCAACATCGTAATAAACAACAATTAGAAGGAGATCACAATGAAAATTGCGTTAAAAGTTGAATACCTAGACGGCACAGTTGAACCTGTAGAAGCAGTGTTCGCTGACTTCGTTGGCTTTGAACGCACTTGGCAAAGAAGCGTTGTGCGTCTTGAAACAGAGATGCGCTTAACCGATCTTGCTTGGCTTGCTTGGTCTGCTCTCACGCACAGAGGCAAAACAAAACTGAAGTTTGACCCTGATTGGATTGCGACAGTCGCACAAGTTACACCAGCAGACGATGGTGATTCCCCAAAAGAATAAAGTTCGGTGAAGATTCAGCACATTGGCTGATCGCTCACCTAGCACACGAATACCATATTGCGCCATCTTTGCTTCTAAATGAGAGCGAAGAAATGCTTGAAACAATGTTGGCATATCAACGATGGCTTGTTAAGCAGGCGAATCGTAAGCGTAGATAGTTGTATGATATGCGCCTATGACTATCAAGTTTGAGACTCACGGCATCAGAGAAGCGATAGCGGAGTTGCGTAAATATGATCGTGAGATGTATGAGGTCATCATCAAAGATTTGAAAGATAAAGGACAGCCATTGACGAGCAAAGTGGCTAATGCTTTCCCGATGCAGCCATTTCGCCGTGTCAGTAATTGGCGCACAGAAGGCAGAAGCAAAAACGGTTTCCCTCCTTACAATGGTGCGAGAGTTCGTGCAGGTGTTAAACCAGCAATCACTACCGTCAAACCTCAGGTGGGTCGCCCAACAGGGATTTATCGGCTTGAACAAAAAGATGGTGGCGGTGCTGTCTATGATGGCGCAGGTCGCAAAACTTCTAACCAATTCACGACTAACCTTGACCGACCGTATTCAACAAAATCATCACAAGGCAAACTTCGTTCTCGTGTGATGTATGGAACAATGAAAGCGAATATGGATTTGGTTCAGGAAATCATTGACAACGCAATCAGCAAAACGAATGAAATTGTGCAAGACAATATCTTAAGAAATGTGGCATAGGTTATGGCAAGAGCATTAGGCGTAAACATTGTCAGCACCTTTGACAGCAAAGGTATCTCACGGGCAATTAAAGATTTCCAAAAACTTCAGGCTGTTGGTGCAAGCACTGGAACTAAAGCAACTTTTGCTTTACGCACCATTGATAGTGCAGCAAAAAATATGGTCGCTTCGTTGGCGAGGCTTGGTGCTGGTGCAGCCATTTTCGGTGGTTTAACAGTTAAGTCTTTCGCTGATTTTGATGACGCAATGACGCAATCAACAGCGATTATGGGCAACATCTCTGATCAGATGAAAAACGAAATGTCTGCTGCTGCTAGACAGATGGCACGGACAACAACCTTTAGTGCTACCGAAGCAGCAAAATCTTTCTACTTTCTAGCGTCAGCAGGTTTAGACGCTAAATCATCAATTATGGCTTTGCCTAAAGTTGCCAAGTTCGCTCAAGCAGGAATGTTTGATATGGCACTTGCGACTGACTTGCTTACTGATGCACAATCCGCATTGGGATTAACAATACGCACTGACGCTGTTGCCAATATGCAAAATATGGTGAAGGTCAGTGATGTTCTTGTAAAAGCAAACACACTTGCAAACGCTTCTGTTGAACAGTTTTCAACTGCGCTAACCAATAAGGCTGGTGCAGCAATGAAGGCTGTCGGTATGGACATTGAAGAAGGTGTTGCTGTTCTTGCTGCGTTCGCTGATCAAGGTATTAAGAGTGAGGAGGCTGGCACACAGTTCAGCATTGTTTTGCGTGATCTGCAAACAAAAGCGTTAAACAATAGTGAAGCATTTAAGGCTGCAGGGATTGCGGTGTTTGATTCTTCTGGCGAATTGCGAAATATGGGTGACATTATTGCAGATGTTGAAGGTGCTTTGGCTGGTCAATCTGATGCCACCAAAAAAGCAACTTTGATGCAACTTGGTTTTACAGATAAATCAATAGCGTCAATGTTGGCGTTGGTCGGAACAAGTGACGCAATCAAAGGATACGAGGAACAGTTGCGTCTTGCTTCTGGAACAACAGAGGAAGTTGCAGCGAAACAATTAACCAGTTTATCCGCACAGTTGAAACTTGCGAAAAATAATTTGAATGATGTCGCTATTATGATTGGTGAAAAACTTGCGCCTTATGTCCGTTCATTGGCTGGCGTGTTTCAGCAATTTGGACAGATTGTTAGTGAAGATGGCATTGGTGCAGGTCTGAAGTATTTAGGTAGTGAGTTTTTGAATCTGACTGCGAATATGGGGACATTCGGCAATGTGATGTTAGGGCTGATTTCTTTGTTTGTTTCGTTGCGTTTGGTTGCTATCGCTGCGACTATCTCACAGAACTTGTTTAATACTGCGTTGCTAAACAATCCGATCGGCAGAGTGGTTGCTATCTTGATTGTTCTAGGAACTGCTGTTGTCGCTGCTTATCTCAAGTTTGAGGGTTTCCGCAAAGTAGTTCATTCTGTAATTAATTTTGTTATTGGCTACATAGAAAATATGGTCAATTTTTGGATTAAAGCAATTAATATATTTATTAAAGCACTTAATTTTTTTAGACCGCTTTTAGGCAAATTAGGTATTGAATTTGATGAATTAGGTGAACTTGGCGAAGTTTCTTTCGGTCGTATTAGTAATGCAGCAAATAAAACAAGTAAAGAAGTTTTTAAAACGATTGATCTAATTCGGCAAGCGAAGAACGCTGAAAGAATGGGCACTGCGCCAGTGTTTACAACACCAACAATCATTACACCAACAGGTTCAGGTTCAGGTGAATCACCGATTGAGAAAGCAAAGAAAGCATTAGAGAAATACACTGACGCAATCAAAGGCGTTACACAGGCTCAGCGTTCGTTGCGTGACGCAAACAAGAGCGTAGATGAATCAAACAAGAGCCTGTTAGAAAAGACTAAGGCTCTCGCTGAAGCACAAAAGCGTTTCAATTTAGTTACTAAAGGGTTTGGCAGAGAATCCAAAGAGGCGAAGAACGCCGAACAGGAACGCACAAAGGCTGAGCGTTCTGCTGAGCGAGCCAAGTATGCGCTAGAAGAAGCAATTTTTGCGATTAAAGACGCTGAAGAAGAATTAGCGAAAGTTCGTCAAGACCCTGCTTCAACGCCGCAGAGGATTCGTGAAGCCGAGATCAGGTTGGCTCAAGCGAAACTGTCTGTCGCTGACGCTACCGATGAGCAAAAGGATTCTGTTGATGCCCTTACTGCTGCTCAAGAGAAACTTGATGAGGTTGTTAATGGTGCAAAAGAAGGTAGTGATGCGTATAAAGATGCGTTGGCTGATTTGCTTGATGCTGAGAAAGCCCAGCGTGACGCTATTGATGCACGAACCGAAGCCTATGAGAAGCAGGCTGACGCTGTAGCGAAATTGACTGAGGCTGAGAAAGAACGCTACGAGTCAGGTTTGTTGTTGTCTAAGAAAGCGAAAGCGCAGGCTGACGCTGCTGCTAATGCTGGTGTTGTTGTTGTGCCTGATTTCGCTACAGGCGATAGTGGTGGTGGGGCGACTGGTGGCACAGGTTTTGATTTCGGTTTCGGTGAAATAACTTTTGAAGATCTGAAAAACATTCGTGTTCCAACACTTGAAGAACTTATAGGTGGCGGTATGGGAACATTCGCTGACGGTGGCATCGTTACTAAAGCGATGCTCGGTCTTGTCGGTGAAGCAGGCGCAGAGGCGATCATTCCTCTTGACCGTATGGGTTCGTTTGGTAGCACTTACAACATTCAAGTTACGGCTGGTATGGGTGCTGACGGTA